GCCAGCAGATGATAATGTCCCATCAACTCCACTTAAAGTTGGGCTGTCTTGAACTTTTAAAGTATTATTTCCAGTTTTAAATTTAGGTGCTGTTCTTGCGTTAGAATTTGGAATATAGAATGATGATAATAATGTTCCAGTTTCATCAGAAACCAATCTAACATCAGTTACAATTGCTCTTGCCTTACTTCTTTTACCAGTAAGAATCATTCCTGGAGAAATATAACCATAATATTTGCCTTCCGCCTTTAAACATAAAGAAGTTAAATCTACATTTAAAATTGTTGACGAAGTTGAATAATCATCCGCAAGTTCAACTCCAGTATATGGATTTTCAAAATAACCATCAATAGGATCATTATAAGGTCCATATTTGTGCCTTGGTAGAGCTGCTCTAAATCTGATATATGGTTTATCTTGAGTAATTCCTGGGCGACGACCCCTACTTCTAATAAGTTCTCCAGTTTCAAAAGAACCCCTAATCATCCTAATTTCTATAAGTTTTGGAATACAATATGGTGTTACATTTATTCCACCAAAAAATGTATAAAATTCTGTATTTGGTTTTAATCTTTTAGAAATTACTTCAATATTTCTAGATCTTAAAAAGGATGAAACATTACTACTAACAATTTTATCACCAAGATTAACACTATTTCCTGGGACAGTTCTTACTCTTGTAGATAGACCACTTCGAGTTTGTGTTCCAGTTCTTTTAGTTGTAGTCGAAGTTATTGTGGTCTTTACGGATGCCTTAACTCCCCTTTTAGTTGCAGTATCACGATCTGTTACTCTTGATTTCCTTGATTTGGATCCAGTCCACTCTTTATTCCAACCTCCCCATAAAATTGGAGACCATCCAGCTTGAGGATCTAAATCTTTTGCTTTAGCTCTAACATTCGTTACGGAATAACCACCCAACAAACCTTCAACAGTTTGTGTTTCAGTTCTGGACTGTTCAAGCCAAATATCTGAGGATGGGTTGAGTGTAATTGTTCCTTTATAGAAAGTTACGAGATATGGTGCAGCATTAACTACTCTAGTTGCATTATCTTGAGAAATTAATTCAACTTCTTCATAATCAAGAGTTAAAACTCCCATGCCATCGGATCCAGGAGTTCCATTAGGATCAACTGTACTTCTTCTAATATTATCACCAATAAGATCTGTAACATATCTTGGGTCTGCATCTGGATCTATTTCACCACCAACTCCTGTCAATTCTGTAGATCCCAGTAGTAGATCTAATTCTGTAGTGTAAGAAGATGGCCTTAATTCATTATTCTCTGGATCAATACTATTTTTTGGTCCAAGTTTTAATTGATTTGTAGTTGTGGTAAAATTATCTACAAAGAAACCAGATTTAAATCTATCAGTTCCTTCAGAATCTTTAATTTCTAAATTAGAAGTACTCTGCTCAAGTAAGGATAATGTTGAATAATACTCAAGACTTTCAATTCTATCTTCAAGTTTTGCGATATCTCTCATCTGATATCTCTTATAAGTTGAGAGACTTAATTTTGCATCCGAAGGATCAAATAGGTATGGAGGTAGAGATATACGAGCAACTTCAATTGCATCCTCTATAGGAAATGGATCTGTTGGAGTTTCTGAAGGAACACCAGTACTTAATTGGAAGAATTTATCTTTATTGAGATATATTTTGTCAATCCTTGGCAAATATATTGAATAATCAATAGTTATAGATTCATCAGAAGCAAGAACTTTTAAGTTTCTATTTCTTTTATCCTCAAAATTTCTTCCTAAAAATTCAAACGGAGATCTTTCGCCTTCATTTATAACATAGGTACTTACTCTTGGTCTTATATCAATTATATCGGAGTGTCTTATTCCATTTGTGTTTCCAATATCTTTATAATCAAAATTGACGTATGAATCTACAGTTATTAAAGATCCAGTATCAGAAGTTTCAATATCTGCATGTTCATAAAATATAGTAATAGGTTTTGTTGGAGCAATTTCGTCCGTATTTCTAATTATTTTTGAATAATCGTAAATTGTATTTTTGTAACCATTTGATAAAGTATACTTATTGGTGATATTATTATCACCCTCAATAATACCCCCAATGATTCCAAAAACAGATGTATCTTGGAAAGTTACTTGTTCTCCTAATTCAAATTCTTTCCCATTAATTGGAATATATTCAATTCTATTAGAATCTAATACATCTGCCAATACTGCTAAACATCCAGAACTAGATCCAAAAATTTCTTCACCAATCAACGCATCTTCAACACTTCCATTAAAACTTTCTACACTAGATAAGTTTAATTGTGGAATTCTTGCAAACCCATTTGTAGAAGATTCGTAAATGGCAAAAAGATTTGTTACATCTGGTCGAAGTAAGCAAATTTCTTTATCTTGAACTCTTGTTCCATATGGATAGTTTCCATAAAATAATCCATCATTTAATGATGTGACACCAATACCAGAACCTTCAAGTGAAGATTTATTGACAATAACTTTTTCGAGTCTAACTCTATCCTTTATTATTGGTCTTGCTTCAGGTTTCTTCAATGTAGCAATTAAAACCGCAGTACCTATTGTAGATAATCCTCTAATAATAAGTTCTCTACTTCCACTAGTGATAGTGAACTTGTCAGAAGTTAATACCTCGGTTTGACCATTTTCATTAATTAGAATATATCTCTCTTCATCAAATGGTAAAAATGTTTCATTATCTTCCAGATCGGAAGGAAAAATTGTAACTTTACCTCCACTAATATCAGAAACTATTTCTGTATTAAATAATTTACGATAACTTATTTCACTATCAGTTGTATCTATCGTTGCAACAAATTCTTTAGGTAACTGTGTGAATAGAAAATTACCATCTTCAGCATCACTGGTTAATAAGTTTGTTGAAATTTTTACAATATCGATAGAATCGATTGCGGATGATACAGATCCTATAGAAACTCCAGTTACATTCTCTACTGCCGCTAGAGTAATATTATCCGAAGTTACTGCACTTACTCTATTAATGGTTGGATTAGAACCTCCAGGAGTTATATACTGAATTAGATCATTTATTGCAAAATCTTTTGTAAAATCACGACCAGCTTGTGTTACTACTCCAGAACCATCAATTTTACATGGACCTAAAGAAAGTATAGGTTTTTGTCTTATATCTGCAGAAAAAGTACTAATCCCACTTTCCGCAAAAACCGATTTAGCATTAGAAATACTATAAGTTGTTGATCCGGTAGTGACTCTATCAGAATCATTTCCATCAAAAATAAGTTCTTCTCCTTTTATAAAATTACCCCTAACATTATAAGCAGTTATAATTCCAGAATTTGTAACATCATATCTTAAAAATCCTACAGCACCACTTGCTTTTCCTTCAATGAATGTTGGTGTTTGTAGAAATTCAATATTTTCATTGACAATTAGATCGGTAAATGGAACTATATCAAATAGAGATAAATCCCAAATATTTGCATCTAAATTTGTAGTTTCATAACTTCCAGATTCTAAAGCATAGTCATAAATTCTTGCTAGTCCAATTTCTTTACCAGCAGCTATAGTTTGTGCAGAACCAACTCTTTCATCTCTCAGAGAAATTGTATATGAAGTTGAGAGTCCAAGGTTAGGAGCTCCAAATGCTCTTGTAAGAGATAATGTAGGTCCAGTTACATAAGATACTGCCTCTCCAGTAAAATCTTTTAATTCTCTTGGCTTTCTGAAATCCAATAATGTATTGGATAGCATATTAACTTCATATCCAAATACATATGCCTTTCCATCAGAGATATCATAAACGCCAAAATCATCTCTAGGTGTTTCTCCAAAGGCATTGACTTCATCAAAATTATAAACTCCATTATTTCCCTTGTAATCTCTTGCAGAATCTCTAACATTGAGTGAGAATGGTTTTACATAGTAATGACCACTTTCATCAAAAGTTCTTCTTGCTAATTCATCTCCAAGAATATTTAATTGTGGGTTTTCAACCTTTGAAGATATAATTGATCCAGATCTAATTTTAACAAGTTCTACAAAATTCTGTGGAGTATCTTCAAATCCTCCTTCCAGATAAGTTGAAGTTAGATCTGCAGATATTTTTAATCTATCTGCACCAGGAGCTGCAAAGTTAACAAAACCTTGAGAATTATCAAACAAAGAATCGTCATCATAGGAATCGATAAGTTGTTCAGCAACAGCAAATCCAACAGAACATGTTGGTTCTGCTTCGTCTAATGATACTACAATTGTTTGTTCAGGAACTTCTACGAAATAACCTCTTAAGAAGAAAACACCTTCAGTAATTTTTGCTATACAACCAAAACCAATTGATTCAATAACTCCAATTTCTGATCCTTCCGTAAAGATTGATATTTCAGAATCAGTTAAGTTTACTGTTTCATCAACTATTAATGATTCACCAACAAGAAAATCAGAACTATCTATATCAAAACCAGAGTTAGAAATATCTACAAACAATACATCATCATCTTCAACTACAATTGATACTTTTGCTCTAACTCCACTTTGAGATCCTCTAATTTCTACATCTAGTAGATTAGATATGTATTGAGTAACATCTACTCCAGCAAAAGTTTCTTCTAAAGAAATAAAGTATTGATTAGATCTAACAGCAAGAGTTCCTGGAATTACTACAGATCCTTCCTTAAATATATTAGTTCCAAATTTTTCAATTTGATTTTGAAGAATGGATTGTAATGTAGTTAGTTCTCTAGCTTGAACTGGTTGTCCGGGCTTAAATAGGACCTTATAATAATTTTCATCTTTATCAAAATCATCAAAATATGGAAAGGTGTTGAGATTGGTAAGTTGTGGCATAATTCTTAAAACTGCAATACGATTTTGATATCTTCTCTTTGACTTGAAGATCTAGTAATTGACGGTCGATTATCGACGTATATCAAATCTCCAGAATACTTTTTAACTTCTGGACCAGAAACTCCATCAATAAAATCCTGCCCAAGAAAATAGTTTTGATTATTTATGACTAATAAATCTCCATTAAAATCAATATCAATTTCTAATATTTGATTTGAACCAAAAATTTCTAAAGAACCACCATCAAGAAGATCGGAAGTAAAGGAAAATTTTTCATTTCCATAAGTGCCATCGCTGGAACGATTTAAATTATAATCAAAACCATGTTCTGTCCTATCTTGAGTAAATTTTAGAACTCCAGTATTTTTATTGTAGGATACAACTTTACCAACAGCGGTAACACCAATTCCAATAGTTTGAGTTATTTCTGCATTTGCCTCAAAAGAGGCATTTTTAAAGTCATCGGGATCATTAACACCAATCAATCTAATAGCACTTAAACCACTAGCTTGATTTTTATCTAAAATTTCATCCGATTCTGCAGAAAGTGGATTTGAAATCAATCCTATTCTAGAGACTTTATTTCCAACAATAAAATCTGGATTTGTTGCATCATTTTTAATTTGAGAAAAAACTAAAACTCTTGTAGTTCCAAGTTCTTTGTAAATATCTCTCCCATGACCACCTTTTGGTGGTATAATGACCTCAAATTCGGGTTTTGTAGTGAATGATTCTGGAAAACCACCACTTAATAAATCAATTGTACCAAAGGTATATCCAGTTCCTCCATCAGAAACTGTTACAGATTCAACCTGTGATTGATTATTAACAACTATTGAAGCTAAACCACCTTCTCCATCACCTATAATATTGCATTCATATACACGATTTGCTGGACCAACATTAATACCTCTATTTTTAATTAATACAACCTTAATTTGACCACTATCTTCTGCATTCAATCTAACCGAATCATATTCTTCATTGGTTTCCCAATCACTTGGAATTGTAATATATGATAAAGTATCGAATTTTACAAGTTCATCTGGATTTATTGTAAATAGATATTTCCAAACATATCCATCATCACTTGCTCCTGCAGCTTTAGGCTCTAAATCAATGAACTTTGGTTCATCTAAAGATGGTCTTCCGTTTGGATTTTCTGGATCAGTTCCATTATTTAAACAAACATAAACCCTATAATTTGAATTAATTACATAATAATTTGCAGAGTATAAATTAGTTGCTTCTGATGGTTGAGATAAATTATCTCTACTTATATTATGTTTGTACATATCATAAGTTATACCAGATGCCCATTCTATTTTTCTAACAGCTAGTTTAACATCTTCTGGCAAAATTCTTTTGAGGCCAACAATTGTATCCCAATTGTGATATTCTTCATTTAATGAATCTTTAGGTGCCGGTGGATTTTCATCCCAATCAGATTGATAATCTTCGGGGTTTGTAAGAGCTACAAAACTATAATAAGCGCTATCGTCAGAAACGATTTCGTTAACAAAGTTTCTAGCATTTATAATCCTTAATTGATCTGTTACAATTGCAGACATGATCGTTTATTTTCTAGTTATTTATTAAGTTAATGGTAGGGTTGTTGAACCAACACCAGGTACAGTAATGATCAATTGACTTCCAGTTGAATCAACACTGATTTGTGCCGTAGTTGTTCCAGAATTGGTGCTAATCCCTAAACTAGACTGAAAATAACCACTAGTTAAATTAATATTGCCAGTTCCAGTAATATCATTACTATTAAGATCTAAATTATCCCCCAATGAACCAGAAAATGAATTTGCTGTAATAGAACCATTGATACTAATATTACCTATTCCATTTATGTCGTAATTATTAATATCTAAATTCCCACCCAATTGAGGTGTTCCATCCGATATAAGATCTGGAATAGCACCAACTTGACTATGGGTTAGTCCAGTTAAACTGGATCCATTACCAACGAATGAAGTTGCTGTGACAACACCAGTAAAAGAACCACCAACAGAATTGAGAAAATCTATGTCTGATGAAGTTGCTGTGACAACACCAGTAAAAGAACCACCAATTCCGATAATAAATCCTACATCCACAGTAGGATTTCCTGTCATTAAGTTTGTGCCATCCCCAAGAGCATTGTAAATTTCTTGAAAATTATCATTTATTTTCTTTGCTCCATTAATGAGAGGATCTCCAGTCCCATCATTAGGAGTGGTTCCGGTAGATATTCCTTGTAATGACATTTTAATAGATTACAGACCTAATTGAATTTATTTATGACGCAATAGAAAAACTGGAACCAATAGCAAGAGCAGCTACTTCACTATGTGTCATTGGTGCTATTTCAGGCACCGTAGTTATACCTGTGACACTATCTGTTTCTGATGATATACCGAGGATATTGTGAGTATTCATAACAGTATCCGCTACGGTATAACCAATACCGCCACCATGCTGCATATTCTGAGCATCAGTCCACTGAGAAGTGGTATAAAACATTTCTGCTTCATCATTTCTGATTATAATTACCATTGTTTTTTCCTAATAGAGTGAAAAGTTAAAGATTAAAATTATTTAGATCTATCAAGCTGATATAAATCCACCAGAATTTCCTGTTGTATTTAAGAATGGTGAAGACGGAGTTCCATTACCGGTAAGAGTTGTAGACCCTTCAACTTCCTGGAAGAGTATAATAGAGTTTTGAATACATAGTAATCCAGCTCCTACATTATTTGTCACATTAGAGTCTCTAGCAAAGACTGAACTAGATGTTCTTGCTATAATTCCTTTACCACCATTATTATCAATTGTTGATTTTGATACACGGCAAGAAGCATTTTCTGATACTGTTACCCCAGTTTTAGTATTATTAGAAATCACTGAATATTTGATACGAGCTGTGCCTCCACGGAATATATTAACTCCATTAGTGCAATTGGATATTGTAAGTCTTACATCACTACTACCGACACTAGTAAGATCTCCTAGAACAATTCCAGAACCAACAGACAATGCACCTCCACAATTAGTTATTGATACATCAGTCAGGGTTGCATGTCCTCCAAAAACAAGTGCAAGTCCTCTATTAGCAAAGTTGTGAATTGCACAATTGTTCAGTTTAACAGAACCACCTAAACCTCCTGTTATTCCACCCTGAAGTCTGATTCCATCCGTTGTGTTTCCACCATCTGTTGTATAATTTCCACGAATAAGAATATCCTCAAGAACCACAGTAGAATTGGATCCAATTAGAATTCCAGTGGTAGAATTGAATTGTAGTATTGTCTGATAATAAGCTTGTAGTCTTACATCATTATGATTTTCGGATGTTACAGTGTAACCTCTATTTCCATCTCCATTTAATGTAGTTCCTTCTGGTTTAGTTCCTACGGGAGATGCTCCAACATACTTAATTTGATTACCTTGTGGGTGATCTAATCTAACTGTACTTGTGTAAGTATAAGTTCCTGCAGCAAGTTCAACTGTAACTACAACATCTTTTTTAATACGTCTTACGGAAAGGTATTCCGCTGCTTTTCCTATTGTTGCCCAAGGTGATCCTGAACTTCCATCACCTGTGGAATCATTGCCAGTTGTAGAAACATAAAGAGTAGTATTTGAACCAATGACAAGAGAAGTAGATTGGCCATCGATTACAAAATTAGTTGCTGTGATTTCTCCAGCACTAAAGTCTCCAGAACCATCTCTTGCTACAATTTTAGATGCTGTGTTTGCAGAAGTAGCATCAACTGCAAATGTTCTTGCTGTAGATCCATCATATTCAGTACCAGTTATGAAATTTCCTGGTGTAAGTTCCTCTAGGTTAGATCCAAGTGATACTCCCGAAATCGTTGAGTTTGCTAACTTAGCATTTGCAATAGAACCTGCTAATTGAGCATTAGTGATTGTTCCAGTAAGATCTGTGGTTGGAAGACTGTCTAATGATACTGTGGTCACTCCCAAAAATACTGGAGTTGCAGATAAATTATTTCCAAAGTTAATCGTTCCTGCAGTACCAACTGAAACATCATCTTCATGAATAATTATTTCCGCAATATCACTTACTCCTGTGGTCATTGTATCTGTAGTGACATTAGTAATTCTTCCATCAACTACAGTAATTTGTAATGCCGCACTTTCACTACCATAAGTTCCATCTGCAACATCAACCATTCCAGTTAGACCAATACCTGATCCATAATGAGAAGTTCCTGTTACTAAACCAGTGATGTTAATATTACCAGTTCCAGTAATGTTATTACTATTAATATCTAAATTACCACCCAATTGAGGTGTTGTATCTCCTAAGATATCTGTTGAAATACCTGTGAGACTACTATAAGGATAATTTGTTGCATCACTTAGATTAAATGCTGGTGTAGCATCTGTTTGTCCTAGGTCTAATGATATTCCACCAAATGAAACACTATCGTTTGCTAACTTACTATTCTGAATAGAACCTGCTAACTGAGCATTGGTGATTGTTCCTGTAAGATCTGTAGTTGCAAGATTACCACTAAAAGTTGAAGCAGTTACAGTTCCAGAAACTGATACATCACTACTAAAACTAGTAATCCCAGAAAAAGATCCACCAGTTGCCGTAATAAATCCTACGGTTAAATTGGGACTTCCTGTTAATAAATTTGTACCATCTCCAAGAGCATCATAAATTTCTTGAAAATTATCGTTTATCTTTCTTGCACCAGATATTAGAGTGTCTCCAGTACCATCATTAGGATTAGTTCCAGTAGATATTCCTTGAAATGCCATATCAATAACGTGGTTGAAGAGTTATTTAGTGTTATTTATACCATAACAATAGTAATAAATTATGATTTTCAAACTCAATTATTTACAAGTGTTAATTTTGAATCGGCAGTGTATAAATTAGTGTCAAAATTGACTTCAGAGGTTCCAAAGGTGAAATCATTTTCAACGTTGAAGAATGTTGAATTTGAACCAGAGTCGAAACTAAACACAGTGGAATCAAATGTAATCTTATTACTATCAAAAGTTACAAATAGGAAGTCTCTTGCAACATTAGAGAACTTCGTATATAGATCAGATTTTAGTGGATTTACTCTGCGTACCACTGGAGAAGAAGATATTCCAGAATAACCAGATAAATGATAAGAATCAAATGAAGTTGGTTTTCTTCTACTCTTCAAAGGACTCCAATTTATTTTGCCCCAAGAGAATGATCCATGAAAATTATTAGATATAAAACCAGTTCTATCAAAGTTATATAAATCAGAATCAAAAGTATATTGATCACTGTCGAAAGATACCAATTCATCATCTAAATCTATCTCATTTTCAATATAAGTTGTAACTTCTAGAACTTGAGTTAATCCTATTCCGGTAATATATTCAGTTTTTCTTTCAATATCTGCCACCTGGAAAATAGCATTCATTCCTGAAGTAGATATACTTAAAGTTTCGCCTTGATTATTGAGGGTTGTAACATATGTTCCAACAACATTTGTATTACTGCAAGAGAAGAAATAATCAGTTTTAATACCACTCCACCCATCAAAAGAACTACTATTTACATTGCTATTTCTTAAGAAAGAATCGAAAGGAATGTATAATCCCAATAGAAGTGCTGTCGTTCCAACTCCAACAGAAGTATTTGAAATAGAAACAATATGTCCAGAATCACCTTCATATACAACATTTTCAATAATCTCTCTTTTTACTGCCGGAGGTTCGATGAGAACTTGTGGTGGTTTTGTACTTGTATATCCAAATCCACTATTTGTTACGGTTATATTCGTAATAATACCACTAGTAACTAAGCATGTTGCTATGGCTATAGTATTTCCAACTCCAGGTGAAGCAATAGAAATCTGTGGATTATTTGTATAACCTGCACCAGCATTTGTAATAGTAATTTCAGTAATAGTACCGGAAGAAGAGACTCTAGCAGAAGCAAAACCTGTTTGAGTAATATCTTGAGAGATTATTTCAATTGTTCCAAGTTTTTTTGCAGTTTGATTTTCTAAAGCATTATCAAATGATGGTTTTAGAGATTCAACCCAAGCATAGTTTATAGTGGTTCCTATACCAACATTTTGAATTAAATTGGTAGTTGGATTAATTATAGGTTCTAATGATTTTCTATCTTTAGTTTCGGAAATTCCATATAAGAATATGTCCTCAGTCTGCTTACAAAGAGTTACTGGTCTTTCATGACTTTCATCATTAGATCTTCCGGGTCCACGATAAGGACTTGTGAGTACAATATCAGAAGCTAGTAACTCTTCAGTTGTTCTACTATTTTGCTTTTTATTAATATCATTAGAGTTTATTGTAAGTATATCACCAGGTTCTACTGGTTCAATAATATCTACATCAATAACATCAATATCTCTTGTTCCCTTATAGAACAAAATTCTAGAAGTATAATCTTCAGGAATAGGTTCATCAAATACAACTAAACCACCACCTCTAACAGTATAAGATTGTCCGGGAATTTGAAGAACATCATTAATAAAAATTAACAAAGTTGAGTCAACATCAATATTACTTCCAGCTCGAGCTCTAATTGATAATCTATTTCCTTGAGATGCGAGTGAGAAAACTTTCTTAATACCATCAAACTGACTGTCAAATGTATCAAGTTGTTGGAATTGTCCCACAGACCAAGAAGAAAAATCATCTGAGTAAGTTCTTTCAACAGTTATCTGGAATTCATTAAATGTTTTACTCGTATCGGTAGGAATTCCAGTTGTTCCACCTATAGCAACCGTTAATATTTCACCTTGACCATACGCATATCCATTATTATTAAACTTAAATTCTGCAATAGAGGTGTCTCTACTAACAAACATATCAATAGATGCCTTTGTTCCTATTCCCTGAACAGAATCATTGGAATAAATTAATGGAATATTTGTATATCCTATTGGAGCATCAAATACAATTTCTGGCAAACTTGTTGTAGTGTATCCTATTCCTGGATTTGTAATTGCAACACCAGTAATATTTCCATTAGATGCAGTTGCATATCCAATTATAGATACTGAAGATGAAGTAACTGCTTTCACATTGATATGTGTTTGAATTCCTGATCTATAACCAGAACCACTATTTCCTATACTAATACTAGTAATAGAACCCAATCCAGAAACTGTTGCAGTTCCTCCAGCAGCAACACATGGTTGATATCCAAGACCATTTGTAGATCCAATAGTGACAATAACACCATTAACTGGTAAATCACTAGTATTAATATCTTCTCCTGGAGTTAATGTGCTTGGATTGAATACTATTGTAGTTTCTCCACCATCTTCTTCAAGAGTATAATTTCCAGTTATTGATTTTACACCAGATCTTGATGGTTGTTGAAATATATTATTAACCAATACAATTGCATTGTCTGTAGATATTCCAGTTACATTTGTTCCTTCAACAGTCAGTGGAAATTCTGATCTAATTCCAGTAAATCTTGAAGAAATATCATCGAAAAGATAATTTTTACTATAAGTTTCGTTTAATGTATGATCACCAGATCTCATGAAAGTTCTTCCATGGAAAGAAGAATTTGTGGTAATTCCAGTAAAATCTCTATCATTCGGATCAATAAATGGAACACCAAACTGATTTACATCAACAGTAACGGGAACTTTACCATAAGGAGCAGATGTAAAGTTGATTACGGATCCTACAATTACATAATCACCAGTCATTTTTGTAACACTATCACCTGTGGTGTGAATTCCAAGTTCAGTTCCTAACCAAGGTCTCCTAACTCTAATTTTATCAAGTGTTCCAATTCCAACAGTTTCTACTAGCATAAACTCATCATTAATTTTAATGATATCACCGGAGAAAATTGAAGTAATTCCTGCAGTGTTAATCAGAGTATCTGGTAATGCAATATCATCATCAAGTGTAGTGGAAATATCCATCTTTTGAATCGGAGATTGCAACATATTATCAATTGTAAATATACCCTTGGTATCTTTATTTGTTGCAGTAAGTTTATGCTGTGTTCCAACTCCGGCAGATGTTAAAGTAATTTTTACATCTGGTCTAAATTTAAGTGCATTCTCCGAACTGTCAGTGAATGAGATACTATTATTGTCATTTGCCACTACATATAATGTTGGTGGGAGATGTGTTGTAGTTCCAACTCCAGCAAGAGTAGTTGTAGCAATTCCGATTGGTTGACTACCTGCTGGATATGTATAAGTTACTTTCTCACCAGTAACAAAGAAATGGTTTGATAGATTTAATACATTTTCTTCAGTGGAAACAACCGTACCAATTGAAGTTGAATCAAATACTCTTTCAAAAATTAAATCACCTTGATGTCTTAATTCAAAAGATCTCTTAATATCATTTTCAGTTCCTGTATAATCTCCATAAAGAATAGAAAATTGACCACGATCAAAGTTGAGATTAGTGGTAGAGATTCCTAAATCAACTGGTTTTAGTGCATTGACAAATAATCTAACTTCAATCTCTTTATTTGGTTCTGATACTTCAGTAGCTAGAGGTTCAAAATAAATTTGAGTTTTATTGCTAATTGAATCTATGTAAGAAGTAAAAGTTCCTATTCCAGTATCATCATAAGCATCATTTGTGACAATTCTTCCAAATTCGGAAAGAAATACCTCAGTATTATCATGAACCATCGTCAATTCGGAAAATTGAACAATATTATTGGTAATATCTTCAATACTTGCGTAAATATTAAAACCTGTAAATTGAGAATCAAATTCTACTATTTGAATTGATGTAGTAGCACTTCCAACACTAGTGCTTCCAAAACCAACAGTTGTTAATGTTGTTTGATAATCACTAGTTCCAGTTGAAACTCTTGAAGTGTCTGAAATAGAAACTACAGTAGCACTGATATAATAATCAGTCGTTAATCCAGAATTTGGAACTAAGCTAATTTCAATATCATTTCCATTATATGAGAACTGATATGTTCCAATTCCCTCAGAAACATCAAGATCAAAGGTATCCGTAGTTAATTTACCATATTCTGTGCTTAAAATATCTGTTCCATTATGAATAATATTGAATTCATCATATTGATAATACTGCAAATCCGTTTTTTCAATAGATAAAACTACTTTTGAAGATGAATATGAAGAATCTATTCCAACAATTTTATATGCAGAGTTAGTTCCAGTTGGAACTGTTACTGTTTGAATACCAATTGATGCAATATCACCAACATACTGAGTAGAAACTCCTACTTTTGCTTCTTCAATAGCATATTGATACCCACTTATCGAGAAATCATCAAATCTAGGATCAACCGGGTAGAATAATAATAAACCATTTTGCTCAAAAATACCAATATCAAAATATCCATGAACAAAATCAGTCTCTACTCTACCATACTGAGACAAATATCCGTAAATATTGTTATGAATAACATTTACTATAATTATTTGCCTTTCTCCTGGAAATTTCTTATCAGCAGTAACTAAAACATATTTTTTAGATCTTTGTGATTTGAGACTAAAAGTATCAATGGTTGAAAAAGCGGTTAATCTAGGATTGCTATTAAATTCACCACTAATGTCATCAACTAAAAGAACACGATTTCCTACCGATTCAAGATAATCCTGAAGAATTAGTGAATTAAATCTAATTTCATCTGAATAAATGTTTTTAACATTATTTTCAGTCACTATATCAATATCGGGAATGCAATTTAAATCATATTCTGATATGACATTAGTAATTCCCAAAAATCCACTTTCAGATTGAATTCCCACCATCTCAGAGTTTACTGATACTGATTCAACTTGCAAATTGCCAAATTTTTTCATTCCAACTGGATGTAATATAGAATCTACAGGATCATTCCAACTACTAATACCAACATTAGATTTTAATACATATGAAAAATACTGATAATAATCACTATCATGCAATCTCTGAGAATCTTCGTTTAAAACACCTTTTTTACTAAATGGTTTTTTATTTACTTCACTAGATGAAGAAATTTCATATGTAAATGTGCTTATTCCAACAATTTCAGATATTTTTGCTTTAGACTTTGATGTTTTTCCAGTTATTTCTTGTCCAATTTGATATTCATAAGGCGAATTTGTAGATATTTTTATTATTGAATTGTTGAAATCGTATCCAACACATTTATCTTTAAGAATTCCATTGGATATCTCTTCATGGAATAGAAAAATATCTCTAACAAAGTCAATTGAAAATTTGGGGAAATATGATTCTGGTATTACTCTTGCAGTTGCAAATGTTTCATCAAATTCACCTGGAGAATTATTACCAACAAATTTTTCCATATTAAATGTAAATGATGGAAGTTGCCCACCAATATTTGGATCATTTGTCTTTACTTCAAATAAATTATATTCGTAATTTTCACTATTAAAACCTTTTTCACCACTATTTGTGCTTTTTAACAAAACTCCTTCTATTAAAAATTTAGATCCATTTATAAATGGCCAGGCAGTAATAGCACTAAAACCAACAGTATCTAAAACTACTGTCGCATCCTTAGTATTATTATCATAAGTTAATGATTTTATTTTATAACCATTGGTATTATTAATTGGTATTATTGTTGGTGTAACATTATTAATTTTTCCTAAACTTCTAATTATATCGACTTTGAATATTTCTTCAAAAACATAATTCAAATCAATGTCTTCTACAACTTTTTTGGTAACTCCATCAATAACTACTAAATCAGGAAGAACTGTATAATTTTTTCCTGGATGAGTAACAGCAATACCAACTATAGAAGACATTTCTTCAATTTTAATTATAGTTGGCGCATGTGCTCTTGGAGATAAAGTATAATCTGTGGGGAAATCAAACCCAATATGTTCAACTCCAATATCTTTGATGATGCCAATACTACTGCTTTTTGGAGATAAAATAGCATTTTTACCTTCTTCACTATCAATACTTAAAATTTCAGGTATTCTATATAAATTTTTTCCTCTAGAGAGTATTTTAACAAGATCTATTGGACCTGAAGGATATGTTGAAATTGTTGAATATGAAATTTCTGCGTTAGAATTTGTAAAAATATCACTTTCATCATTAAAATCTGGAATATGATAACTAAATGTTTTATCTGTTTTTGATACTACCTTATATGTTCCAGAATAAGAACTTCCTTCAATAACAATTGAAGAATATATATCATCATCTAATTTTATAGAAGAATATGATGCCGGAACCTCATCATGTTTTAACGGAACTAAGTTATAGAATAATATATCTGGAATAAAATCATCGCAAATCAATTTAACTGTAGCATTAGTATCAACACCTAATATTCCCGTTTCGACTACATTAAACTTGAACGGAGTTTTAGTTGAAAGAAATCTATTTTTAAATTCACTATCCGTATAAAATTCTAAAGCAAATGCTGGATATCTGACATTGCCCTTAGAATATGATAGTGAGTTATCGGAAACATCAAAAACTAAAGTTTGATTTCTCTTTAAAAATACTGGCGGATTTATTGGTCTAATTTCACCAAAAGTTGGTTCATCTATTGTTACCCTACAATTCTTCATATCTTCAATAGGTAACAAGTTTGTAAAATCTTTGTCCCTATCAATCAAAATTATTTTGTTTGAATCTATTACTATAACAACATAAAGAGTATTATCTAAAAGAGTACCCGGAGGTTCTTCACCTGCAATATAAATTACAGTTTGCCCAGTATCAAGATCATGATTATTAATTGTGATTATAGAATTGGCAGTATCGACATCATTACTAGTGAATTTTAAAGTTCCAGCAGTAAACTTACTAAATGTATCATTATAAAGAATATCAACGACTTTTTCTGTATTTGGAACACAATCTACGGTTACAGTATCTGTTACTATTAAATTATGATCTTCCTCTGTGGTTACGGTTGCTTCAAATCGAGAAATTTCTGCTTTATTGACATTTATAAATTCGGTATTAAAACTATGATTATCACCAGAACCAAAATCATTAAATGTTAATAATACGCTAGTACTTGTAGTTCCTAAACCAACAACTCCAGTAGTTCCAACTCCAATTGGATTTGTAGATAGACCAATATGATTTTCATCAAATGGATATACAAAATATCTAAAGTTTTTTTGTAAATTAAATTCATTTGCGATAGATTTTACAGAAATTGCTTCATCATCAAAATCATATCTGACCACATCATTTATATTAAGACCATTATTTGGAATATAAATTCTATCCTCATTAATAAATCTACTTATACTTCCAGAACCTGGATTTTCTATACTAACTGTAGTTCCAATACCAACTCCCACCGATTCTTTGGGATTAAAATAAAATTGTCTATTTAACTTGGTAAGCTCAGTATCAATTTCAGAATCAGATGCATCATTTACTATAAAAACTCTTGGATTTTCAACTAATTTCTGTCCAGCAGAATAACTAGTTCCAATAGTTCCACCAAAATTTCTTTGAACTCTCATTCTATTTTGGTTTAGATCAACATTAAGAACTTTTATTTCTTCTTTAAAATCGCCAGATGATAAACTAAAAATATCATTCTCTTTAACATCATCAATATTTTTATTAAATATTGAAATATAAGTGACTATACCAGTTTGCCCGGTTATTCCTATCCCAGCATTTAAAGATAAAGTCCTTGGTTTTATAGTAATATCTGAAATATAACTATTATTTCTTTCAGTTTCGTCAATTTTTAAAGGCCCATTAGTCAAATTATGAGGAATAGTTGTATATCCAATATAAGAAACTGCATCTGCTCTAAGAAAAACTCTTTTTAACTCTACATTACTAATAGAAGATGTTGCTAAAGAGATTTGAGATACATTTGTATTTGCAATACTAACAACTTCCGCTAAAGGTCTTTGTTCTCCAGACTTATCATCAAAAATTATTCTATCATTAACTTTATAATTTTCACCAGCAGAAACTATATCAATACTACTAAGATTACCTAAAGTTGTTTTTTTAATTTTTGGTTTTATATTTTTATTCGTTTCTGAGTTAAAAATATATGGATATGATCCATATTGAGAAGATAAATTATAAGGAACAATATTTCTTAGTAAATCGGTATTTGAAAGTTTATCTAGTGAATCACTAAAAAATGAGGTGAAATTTTCTTGATCTATAGAAGAATCAAAATTAAAATCTATAGGTGAAGATTTAAATTTGTTTCCAATAAAATATGGAAAAGCTGGTTCTTTATAATTTGAGAACCGGGAAGAATTTTCTCCAATAGTTGCAAAATATGCATAAACTCCAGTTGGATATTCTGGTGTTATGCAAAATCTACCATTATATTCATCCAAATCTCCATTACTTGTCCATTTAAAATCATTAGTAAAGAAACCTAATGGATAATCTATTAAAGATGGTCTATTTTTTAGAGTTGTTTTTTTGTATCCGGAAAGAATTCTCTTTATACCACCAGTTCCATCTGCATTTACATATCCATATGGACCATAAATTGGATTTCCATCATAAGCCCATCCAATTATTGGTGAATGATGTGTTGATTCTTTTTCATTCCCCAAAGTGTCTTTTAATAAATCTGGATTATAAACATCTCTTCCATTTATGGTAGATTTATTATAAATGGTCTCTCTGAGTTTTCTAGGAGCATATAGTGCAGTGTATTGCAATATTCCATATTCTTCAGAAGTTAGTTTATCAACTGTGGAGTCTTGATATAAAAATCCATCATCACTATAAATTTGATTAGTGGAAAAGTTTCTTTCAACATTGTTAATATTCCATTCATATATTTCTACGTTAAAAGTAGCTTCTTTTCCAGCAGAAAGAACTTCAAGTCTGGTTGCATCGTTATAATTAAATCCGCCACTTTTAACAAAAACATCAATCAAAGAACCATTTTCTATTACTGGTATTAATTCAGCACCAAAACCACTATCGTCATCTGTAATAATTCTAATAGTTGGTTGAGAAACATATCCTTGACCAACATTTTGAATAATTACATTTTTAATTTCCCCATCTATAATGTATGGTTTTACTGAAGCTAATTTTCCTGGTTCAGCTGTTACAATAGGAGGTCTATCAAAATTAAAAATGTTAGTACATCCATAACCAACACCACCATCTTGTAAGAAAACATCTGTAATTTGACCTCTAACTATTGGAAGAAGTTGAGGTTCAACGATTAATGATGGATCTTCCTCACTTTCAACAGATACACCAATGGTTAGAGATCTAAAAATTTGATCTCCACTACCAACATTAAATAAATCTACATATTCTTCCTCGAAAAATTCCTCTTTATCACTCAAAGGATTAAAATCATCATCAGTGTCTGCCGATGATAATAAAAATGTGTCTAGATCTTTAGCTGTTACAACATATGCTTGTCCACTAGACAATCCTAAAATTGGTTCATCTACAGCATCATACACAATCAAATCCTGATCATTAAACCCATGATTTGGAATTGTAATTTCATTTGTATATAAGTCAATTGAATTTGGTGATTTTTCAGAATTAAAAGAAACTCTTCTATTCTTAAAATCATCGGAAGAAAAATCAATATTAATTTTGGAAATTCTTTTCTTGTTTTGTGTTGCCTCGATTACAGAAATTCCAAGACCAAAATCAGTCAATTCTACTGGATTTACAAAATTAGCTGCTTCAAACGGATCCGTGTATAATTTAAAACTGCTAGGACTTTCAACACCAACATAATATACAGTATTATTTTCTAATCCACCAATTAAAGTGTCTCCAAAAAACTTATAGATGACCTCTTCTCCTGATTTAAACAGGTGGTCATAGTCTAAAGTAAATAAATTTGATGTTATACCAACTTGATCACCATCTTCAGAATTTATTTCTACTGAATGACGATAAGTCTCCATTATAGGAGTAGCTTCACATAAAGATCCACCACCACCAAAAACTTTAACTGTTGGTGTATCTTGATAATTATATCCACCATCAAGAATTAGTATTTCTCTAACTGATCCAGAGAGATTAACATTAGCAGTTGCACCTATACCACCATTATTAATTCCATCTGCAGTATCTCCATCAAAAATTTTCAATTCTGGTGGATTAATTACATCATATTCAAGATCACCAGAACCTAAAACATTTATTTTTGCAATTGGACCATACTTTAAATTTGATGTTGATTTATAGTTAAGTATTTCTACTCCATTATTAAGAATACCAATTTTTCCAGGAATAGTTTCTGGATTATCACCATCAATTGGTACACCTAATTTTTTTACAATTCTTTTTGATGATAAAACAAATGGATTTTCCTCATCAAGTACTTTTTGAATATCAAAAGGATCTACATAATAAAAAGTGTTATCAGTTACATTTCCGGTAATATTAACATATACCTTTTTGTATACATTAGTCAAGCTAGTCGATAATCTAATATTCTTCTTATCAACTACCGTTACAAAATATCTACCATTTTCTATGTTTAATCTGTTTAAATTGTCTGAAGAAGTATCTTCAAAATATACAATAGCATCACCAGTATAAAAGGAGTGTGTTATTTCTGATTGGGTTGGTGATGCATCTTGTCCAACATTTAAAATTGTATTAATTGAATCAGAAGAAATGTTTGTAGAAAATACTATCTTGTTAAGATCTACAGGAAGTTCTTCATTTGAATAATTTGGAATTGAAGAACTCATTACGAAGCAACTATCTTTTAAAGTTCTTCTCTTATAGGTATTCTGAACGTCAGAAAGATATTTTTTCGTCTCTGGAAAATTTTTAATATTTCCCTTATTTAATTTTCTTTCAATAAAAAACTTTTTAGTATATGTTTTATTTGTTAATTTAGTTAAACCAGTTCTATCAAAGTCGGGAATGATAGTTTCGGTTGTAATAATATAAGTATCAGAACTATCTCTTGAAGAAATGGTTGCATTATATGATTCATTAGTACTGGTTTGTAAAAATAATTTATCTTTTAAACTTAGATCAAAGTCACTCTCCAGTTTTATCGAATATTGCCTATTTACTTTACTCAATAGAGAAATAGATTCTAAGTTATATTTCGCAGCAACATTAAATCTCCATTGATTAACCTTTGGTGAGTAATTTTTTAATCCTAAAGAATCGAATATTAATGATTGATTTTCTTCAAAATTAGAACCTACTGGATCAATAATATCTGAAATTACATTTGTAACTCTAAAAAATACACTATCATCTTCAAGTTCAACATAGGCATATTTTTTAGTACTAACAAGAGTTCCTCTCGGAATAGTAAAGTCTGCACTATCAACTGCATAAAATTCATTAACAGATTTACCAACATATGAAATTTCGACTAAACCACTATCGAGGTATACATCTAGACTATCATTTGCATCAAAATCAACAGTAGAATCTACATAGAGGACATCATCAAAAGAACCATCTAAATTTTCAACATGGTCTTCTACCAACATGGTTGTTTGAGTCGTTTCAAAATCACCAAAAACTGATCCAGAAGAGAAACCACCACGACTAGATTCAATATCTAAGCTAACTCTATAGTAATATTTTGTTTTGTCGAAAAATCTTTCTACTTTAGTAATCGGAGCATATGCAATAATTGGATCAGTGCTATCCGAACTATTTTTTTCTCTCTGATAAAGTGTTCTATTAAGAATTAAATCGGTATAATCAATAGTATCATCAAAAGTAGATAATACTAAATCTCTAGTTCTTCTAGATTGACTGGCAGATGGTTCAAAAAGAAAATCTGATGGTCGAATTACATCAACTTTAGCACCATATAATGCGCCAAACAAAATTTTAAAAGATCTGTCAGATCCCTTAGTAGTATAAAGATCTCTAGAATTTTTTAGAAATGCTCTTTTATTTACTGATTGATCTAGTTCTCTATCTTCAAAACCCGGTAAAATTTGTTTTTTTAATTTTTTATAAAATTCTTCAAATAATAATCCACTTAAATTTACTACTGTTGTTACATTATGGTTTTGAGGTCCAGTTTTGGAAAAAATTAAAGAATCTTCATATTCACTAACACCAGAAAATCCTCTTATACAACCCAAAAATTCATTATCAGTTTTGGATGTGTATGTGATAATTTCATCATCAATTTTTAATAGACCATATGATGTTGGAAATCCTTTTGTACTTTCAACACTCAATACATCATCACCAATCAGAAAATCTTCTACAGATTCTGTATTTTCTGGTATTGAAAGTTGAAAATCTAATTTAATATGCCTATCAATATTTTGAAGTAAATTATATGCTCCACCATCAATTTCTAATGATTCAAAATATTGCTTTAAAAAATCTTTAAAAAGTGGAAATTCATCATTGACAAAATCTGGAATTTGAGATTCCAGAACTTGAGAGATTTTAATCCTAGTTTGATCAGACATTTTGTACAAGTGGTGGATATATTTTGCGAATTATTGGTCTAGTTTCTTCGGGAAATAAAAATCTAGATCCTGTGGGATCTGCACCAGATTCGACATTATCAATGAGCATGTCAATTTGACTATATGTGGGGTCTAATTGGAGATAAAGATCTTGTAAACCTATAACATCATTTGATTTTGGTGTAGATGATATTTGAATTATATTTTGAGGAAGAGCAGTAGATGTTATATTTATCGCAAATAATTTAATCTCTCCTGTCAAGTAATTTACAGATCCAACTGATCTTCTCACAATATTAAGTTCACCTGTATCAATCTCAGACCCAGAAGGTCTTCTAATCAAAACTACTTCACCTTCTTCGTCAGAAATAGGAACATCACTCAAATAAACCTCAAAATTTAATCCAGATACCGCAAATGAACTTGATCTAATATTACCACCTTCAAAACTCTCTATTTTAAAGGAATTTCCAAAACACAATTCATATTCAGCAAGTCTATTCACAATAGTTCTTAAATCTCTTCGTATTTGAATTTTTGTCATATTTGATGTAATTGCAGCATCTGATTGATCGATCATTGCCGTCAATTTTGAAAACTTAAATCTAGATCCATAAGAATTCAATTCCTCACTCAGAGAAAATGAATTTAAATTAGTAATCACCGAATTTCTAACAGAATCTGCACTCGTTGCTTTGTTTGGATTATAATAAACTACAGAAGAAACCTCAATATACATCAATTTAGTGTCAATGATTTCTGGAACAATTCCAGCAATTGAATACTTTCTTAATTCTCTTTTTATATTTTCTTTGATTGATCTAGATAAAAATAAACCATCTCTTGGTTTAATTGCAATAAAAACTCTACCAAATTGAGGTGGATCAAGTTCTTCTCCACCAAAAGAGTTTAATGATTCCGCTTCTGGATATATTTTTCTTATGATTGTACTATAGTCTTCAGATGTGACTGCTCTATTCTGAGCTGCATATATTCTACCTGCATATTTTTTAATTGATTGTGTGGATTCAATTTTAGAACCACCAGTAGAAGGAACAAGTGTCTGAACAAGTGAGATATCTCTATCTACAATTTGATCATTATTGGTTGTCAAATTACCAATAAATTTGAATGTAGACATTCTATTTCCAAGATCACCATTCGTTACAAGATAACTGATTTGAATGACATTCCCATTATCTAATTTTCTACCAAAAATACCATCACCAAAAATGATTTCATATCTTTCATCTTCAATCTCTTGAATGAAGTACACATTTGAAGATCCATCAATATCAAAGATAGATTCTGACAATTTATAAGGAGTTGATTCATTCACTAAACTACTTTGCTTGACTCTCACTCTTAATGTCGTGTAATCAATACCTGAATTTTCTAAGATAAATCTTTGATCAAATTCTGAAGTATCTACAGTAAATTCTTTTTCAACTAAAACACCTTCAAAAACGTTGAGACTATTAAAAGTTACAACATCATCAACGATAGGACTTGTGACACTTTCTGGAATTGAAAATGTAAAACTTTGTGCTGCAAAGGGTGCTGTAGCTAAGAGTACTGATCCTTTTCTTAAGGTGATTGATTTTGGTTGATTTGGAAAACTTTCTGTATTGACTGAGAAACGTACTCTTGCTCTTGCTGCTGTTTTAGGACGTGGTAGATACCCTATATTGCGAGCCAGAGACACTACATTCTCTCTGAGAGTTGCTCCATCTAGGAATGCCTCATTCGACACCATGTTTGCGTTGAAGGACGCAGTATAGGTGTTATACGCAAGCATATCAATGATGAGAGATAATGTCGATCCCTCATAATCATAATCCGTGAAATCAGTGTTTGCACGAATGTAGTCTGTAATTGAAGATTTAATATCTTCAAAGTCTAGATTTGCAAATTGCGTAATAGCCATTTATCTTGTCGATTGTAGTACAAATGATAATTCTTGAGGGGGAACCTCAACTCCAACAATGGTGTATCTGACAGTAATTGAATATGCATTTCCTGCATAATCTGGTTTGACAATTACTGATTCTCTACCAAGTTCAACCCTTGGTTCATAAGTTTCTATTGTGACAGTGATCTCATCTCTAATTTGATCTGCAACAATTTCTGAAATATTCTCAAATAAAAGACGAGAAACCTGACATCCAAGATTTGGTTGAAAGAATCTTTCTCCGGTATAAGTCAGCACTAAGTTACGAACTGATCTTGCGATTGCAGTCTCGTTTCTTAAAGTCACGATATCTTTTGTGATGGGATTTGACTTGAATGTTAAACTCGCATCTAGAAATCCCTTACTGACTCTTTCTCTTGGCATTCAAATAATATTAAGTTTATCATCTTATTTATCCATAAAAAAGAACCTCCCAAATCTTCATAGATTCGAGAGGTTTTCGACTTTTTTGAGAGAAACGCGGTCGGATTAAATCACCGACCTTGCCCACGATAAGGCTTTCCTTTTCCATTACGAGAAGTCGCAGCATACTTTGTATGCTTTCCTGCACCTTGACGGGACTTCTTGGGTTTACCAGGCATCCAACCGTCTTTAACGAGTCCTACCTTTGAACGTACTGCCATAATTAATTTACTCCGCGATTGAAATGATTTCTAATTGGTCTAGATCAATGTCTTTGTTTTCTTCATATTTCTCTAATGCCAACTCATGAAGAATCTCTGCTGCTTCTTCATGAGTTACATTGGCATAGATCTTTCTACCTTTATAAAAGATATTTAGATCACTCATAGAACTCGCATCTTTTCATGACCGACACGAATGCGTGGATCGCACCAAATCTCATATCCTGCTTCCTTCGCATCGAGACAGAATGAGACATCCTCGCCACACATGTCCTGTACTGCACCAGATTCAAACACTTGCATCTTTGGAGCAAACCAGGGATACTCTAGACTTTCAAAGACACCATGCTTAATCAGAACCCATCCAAACCCTGTGTAATCGACCGTGAAGGGTTTCTTACGGTTAGGTAGGGTCTCAATGGTTTCATGGTTCATGACACCACCATTAGAACGGAAGTCATCTTCCTCAAGCCAGTGTGCCACAGAAGAAGTCTTTCCATCTTCTGTGAGATACCAACCAGCAACAACTTCCTTCTCTGTTCCATCAGCAGCAAGAGCACTGTCACAGAGTTCCCAGAACTTATTGGTATTGAATACAATATCACTATCAATCCAAAGTTGATAATCATATTCGAGCTTACCATCCCAAGGTTTTTGATTGGGACCTCGAAGTACATTTGCACCAAGCACCTTACAACGTGCAAAGTTAACCATGGAAGAGTAATCCTGACTGATCTGAATACTCATACCATTTTGTACGAGATCAAAGCACAGTTGTACGAAATTCTTGAGAAATACGAATGAACATCCACGTCCAGGTAGGCAGAAAACAAGTTTCTTACCATTCATTCGTTGTTTAATTGCCTCATAATCAAATTCTGCAGATGCATCCTTTTTCTTTGGTGCATTTGCTTTTACGGTAAATCCTTTTGCCATAGTTTTTGAATAACCTCAGATCAATTTTATCAGTGTGTAGTGAAAATGTCAAGTTGACTATATATATGTCAATAAGATGCTTCAAGCATTTGTTGACGATTTATTGTAACTTCCTCATAAGATAAGTCTTCCTCAGTATAGTTAGTTTGCATTAAACCAACAATACCTCTTACAGTATTCCATGTTATAGTAAACTCTTCTTCCTTGATATTCGGAAAGAGACACTTATTACCTGCGTAGATATGATATATTTTTTCCATTAGAGGACCATTTTTACTGCGGAAAATTTTTGAATGGATTCTAAAACCCATCCACGAATTATATATGCGAACTCTGAGGGACGGTTTATACCCTCGGAAATTTTTTTTCTAAGTGTTATATCGAAGTCGAATTGTCACCTCTGTAGGTTAGGTTCCCATTGCTTTTTTATAACGACCCCCCCATAATAACAACGACTGCTGTTGACGAACGAATAAGAATGTGATATAATCAAAGAGGGCAGAATGAACTGCCCTCAGTGTTATTCTCAGAACTCAAAGTCTGCACTGATTGCAGCATAGTGCTGAGCACAGTCATCAATGTTCTCGTTAATTACATCTGCTTCAATGATATCGAGGATCTGAAGAATCTCAGAGCCAGTGTTACCTTGCTTGAGCATACCGAGTGCAATCGAACGGGTCATAATAAAAAGAGAAAAGTGTTGGGAACTGATGGTGAGTTTAATGACATCACCAGGTCAATTGTGCATCAACCAGCAAGAACCATACCATCAACAAAAGGAACAACTTCAATCTGATTAGATTTCATGTTGAAGAAGTTAATGAACCACTCATATTGCTTCTGGAAAATATACTCACGTTTGGTGCCGCAAGTATAACCAAACTCACCAAGAATTGCATTCAGTCGGGACTTTGTAGTTTTGGTCTGATAACCTGCATCAAACAGTGTCAGATAATCATCACCAACCTCAGCAATCTTGTGTCCATGAAGACGAACAACAGAGACGTTTTCTTCTGCGTTAAAGTGAACAGAAGTGTTAGCAGATTGCCAGTCCTGATTGTTGTTGATGGCAGCAATCATCTGGGTTTCAATCTTACGCATGATGAGAGAGAAGAGAGAGTGTGTGTCGGGTTCGTTTCCCCTCCACTCCTATAAGATACACGATTTTGGGGTGCTGTGCCATCCTCTTGTGACACTTCGACAACTGGTTTTAATTCTCTATGCTGTCCTCACACAATCACCATAGATTGTCATACTTACTTGAAAGATCTTCAATATAACATTCTACACTCTCATTCCCATCTAACTGAAACAACTTCTCCCAGTTAATCTGATGAGGATTAAAGTCATCCAATGCTTCAATTTCGAGAGTGATGCGATACTTTGATTTCTGTGCGTAAGGCATTGTTCTGATTGGTGAATTGACTTCTTTGATAGTATAAAACATTCCGGTCCTTATGTCAACTCTTTACTCATAAATGATTGCCACAGACTATCTATAAGAATCGAAACTTCAGAATTGTTTATGTCAGGGTTCTGGGATTTTTCTCCGAGGGTGTTGACAATTCTGGGGAGTTCGTGTTATCATGCTCGCTTAGATCACAAGGATATGAGACATTTAGTGAGACATAATGAGACAGGATATGAGACATTTAGAAGGATGCAATGAGACATTTAGAAGGACATAAAGTGACTGTAAAGATACTCTGAAGACCCTATACAGTAACTGTCAAGGTTATCCACAAGTTTTTCCACAGACTGTTAGAAAACACTCATATACATTTATTAATACATTTTTAATTGTTTTTAATTCAATTTAGGTACAATTTCAACGTTTTTACACCCTAATTCTTTCACATGACGTTCCCAGAGCATAGCATCTCGTACATCAAAGAATGTTGCTTCTTGTTGACTATAATACCCTGATTTACTCTTCGGTTGTTGATACACCACACTGAACTTGTTGATCATAGTTGACATCATTCCAATGACGAATAGCATTTGCTACAATAGCAATGTTAGTAATCAAATAAGAGAGAAAGATCATACTTCGGATAAGAGCAATCATATCCGATTCATGATTATCTTTTGTTGCTTTCTCTCCTAATGCTTTACACCATAATCTCCATAAGTTTTTCATTCGATCTTGATCATTTCATTTAGAATCAGGAAGTGAAATTTCATGAAAACAATGATTGTAGACAACCATATTCACTTCCTTCACTCTATCACCAATGTTGGAGATTGTAAAGGTTAAAGCATACTCACTGACAAATTTAACTGGTCCTTGGTGTCCTCTGTATTCGATGATTGTTCCTGTTGTATACATTGAAGATAGTTTAATTCTGCCTCGATAGTAATTAGACGATTTGTGATGTTTAGATCATAATGAACACAATCACATAAACAATGTAAATGATTAAGTGCTTCGGAATAACGCATTTTCAAGTGGATTGAGATTTAATTGCATTGCAGTGAAGGGAGTTGTGAATTTAATGTCAACCTCTTTTCCTATCTTATTTGAGTTGATGGGGGCATAATACTTTGATTGTTTTGGTTTGTAAAATCCCCAGATTGTGCGAACAGGTTGATCATCGTCACAAAAAACATACCGACGATGATGTAATAACCAAATCGAAAGAGTGCTAGCATTGTGTTGTTGAAATTGGTAGGAATAACCTTCAGGAGGTGAATGTGGAAATTCCAGAGTTTGCAAAGTCTGGGTCATGAATTGATAAGTTACCTAACAGAAAGTCGTGAATTTCACTGGTTTGTTCATAATGATCAAGAGCACGATCTTTACATGTTTTTGATTCAGAAAGTAGCATTTCAAAGATTTGAACTGGTTCTAATTCAGCACGTATACATGATGCAAACCACAGACGAAGTTGATGTCTTAAATCTTCATTGTTCATAGAAACTCCATGATGTAGTAATCAACAGTGACCTCTAATCGTTCTGCTTCTTGTTCAACATATTCAATCAATCGTTCAAGTTCAGGAACTTCAAGTTGATAGAGTTTTTCAGTTTTCATCATTCAAAAGTGGAGATAAGTTTGTTATACAGAGAAGGAACTTTCACACCGAATTGTTCATCACAATCACGTTGTTCCTCTAATGTCATTAACTGAAGTGCAGTCATAAGAACATTCAACTCATCATTGGTCAATTTGACTTTTGTGAATGAAACGGTCGAATTTGGCAAGTTGATAACCCTCTTTGATTGCTTGTTGAATGATACTATGATAAGAGTGAGATGTCAAAGGAATGTATCGATGAATTAGAAAATCCTCACAATCCTCTGACAATGCCTCTAATTGATCGTGTGTAAGTGAATCTAAATCTATCTTCATGATGCAGGTTTCATCTCCTCTCCATAATAGACGGGAATTTCACCCTCTGTCACATTCTCCCATGTTTCATCATCATACAAAAATGTCACCTCTTCTTTCAGGTCTGTCTCATCCCATCCTTCCATGTTCTCCATCATTGTATCATAAACAAATTGACACAAAGTATCAATGTCCATACTATCAATGATCATATTCGCATAAACTTCTTTTGCAGTTTGAAGTTGAGTTTCAGTCAGTTTTTTCATGAGAGGCAATGAGAGAGTGTTGAGAGTGTGTATTGAACTGACACACTCATTCGGCAGTTGCAATAAAATCATCTTTCCATGCTGTCTCACAAACATCATCACTCAAATGACCATTCATGATGCGATGATAAACACGAACACGATTGTAAGTTTCTTCATCAAACTCAAGTGCTGCAATCACATCACCATCACATTCATTTGTCAATTCTTCAGTGGCATCAGCATAACTGTCACAGTTATAACCAGTGAGAATGTCTGCGAGTTCATCATAACAAACACCGATTGCATCTTTCATGAGTGAAAGTTTGTCAGTGTTGAGTGTAACTTCGGATTCAGTTTCGAGATGAGTGAAGTTGTAGATCATCAGTTGAGAAGTGAAATGTCGTAAGAAGTAAAGTTAGGGTATTGATTTTCTACCCATT